ACCAGCGCGACATGATCGAGATCTGGCACGTCTACAGGAAGGAGCACGACGACCGCACCAAAGCGATGCGCGTCACCCGCACCGTCCTCAGCTACCACGTTCCCGACCGCACCGCCGTCCACGACATCCTGCCCTACGCCCACGCGCTCTATCCCTTCGTCGAGCTGCCCCGCGAACGCGCTTCGCGCCCCATCTTGGAATCCCGCGGCGTGCCGGAGATCGTCCAGACCGCCCAGGAAGAGGTCAAAATCCAACGCGACATGCGAGGCGACCGCGCCAGCATCGTCACCTTGCCCCCGCTTAAAACGCCCGCCGCGCGCGGCAAGATGGACCTCATCATGGGACCGGGCGTGCAGATCCCCGAGCGCCGCCCCGGCGAGATCACTTGGATGACCCCGCCGCAGCCCGACGCCGGCAGCATCGAAGTCGAGATGTCCATCCGTAACGATGTGGACAACTACTTTGGGCGCATCAGCGAGGCCGTCCCGCCGCAGCGCTACATGCTGCACACCCAAGAGCTGGTCGATAGCTGGCTTCTTGATATGAAGCTCTGCCTCGTCCAGACGCTCGCCCTCTGCCAGCAGTATATGACGCCGGAAGAAGTCGCCCGCGTCACCGGCAACCCCAATCTCCCGCTCGTTGCCAGCCCCGCCGACATCCGCGGCCGCTTTGACGTGACCTGCGAGTTCGACGCCCGGCTGCTCGACTCCGAAGCACTGGGCGCCAAATTAGACTACCTCGCCAAAGTGCTTGTTCCCTTGGACAGCTTCGGCGTCATAGACCGCGCCGGCCTCGTAAAATATATGTTTCAGGCGGTTGACCCCAACCTCGCCGGAATCCTCGTCCAAGACATCGGCCAAGCCACCGCCGCCGAGCAAGAAGACGAACAAACCGCCTTCGCCAAAATCGCCGCAGGCACCGAGCCGCCATTGAAAGAAGGCGGCCAAAACGCCCAAGTCCGCCTGCAAACCTTGCAGACCATCATTCAGAGCAACCCCGCCGTCCAGCAGCGATACCAGCAAGACGAAATCTTCCGCAGCATGATCGACGCCCGCGCACAAGCCTTCCAGTTCCAGTTGCAGCAACAACAAAACGCAGTCATCGGCCGCACCGGCGCCCAGCCCGCGCTGCAAAAGATGGCCCAAGACCAGCAACTCGGCATGACCGCCCAACCAGCCGCCTAATCGCATGCACCCCAACGTCTCCGTCAGAAACATCGCCGGTCTCAACATTCCGCAGCACACGACGGTGGAGCTGAACTACGTCTCCACGACCAACAACCTCTCCACGGTGGTCTACAAGGAAGGCGCCCAAACGGTCGCCACGCTCACCTTCACCTACGTTGGCGGCACGCCGACAGCGGATGACGCCAAGATCGCAACTGTGGTTCGCTCCTAATGGCCATTAAGTTCAACCCGCTGACAGGCAACTTCGACTTCACCGGCTCCGGTGGAGGCGGCGGCGGATCGTCCTACATCGACGGCGAGGTGCAAAACTTCAGTGCGCTGCCCACCAGCACGCCGCCCGACATAGACGCCGCCTACCTCGTCCGCGAAGCCGAAGGCGCCTGGCTGCTATCCCGAAAGCCAGCCGGCATCTACATCCGCACCGACGACACCGGCGTCCGCGCCGACGACTGGACATACGCTGGCGAATTTCCCGATGTCTTCAATGACGCCAATCTGGTCGTCTACGCAAATGCGGACTCGACCAAAAATTTAAAGTTTGATGTCGGCAGCATCGCCACCGGCACCACCCGCACGATCACCGTGCCCGATTCTAACGTGACGCTGCCATCGCCGTCACTGCTTGCGTTTACTGACAACTCAAACAGCGACATTGAATTTGGAACGCAGGAACTGACGCTGCGGCACACGGGCACAAACGACACTCCGTATATCAACGTCACAGACGGCACGGATTACGCACTGCTTGGGGTACGCCAAGGCGAGATGTTCCTCCAAGGCAGCAACGCCAACGTCCGCATCGAGCAGGGCGGAGGCAATCTGGCCAACATCTTGATGGTCGAGGCCAAGCTGGAAGATGCACAGGGCAGCAACGGCCATTTCGCCACGATCACGGCGGATGGGGAGCTTACGGATAACCGCACGCTGACCGTGCCTGATGCCTCCGGCACCCTCGCGCTCTTGGAGACGCTGCCTGCGGGCGGCAGCACAAACCTCTGGATTCCCGCCTCCGCGTGGATTCCTAAGACCACCGCAGGCTGCGGTGTGGACAGCCGCGAGACAACGACCAACGACCAAAACTTTGACGAACTTCTATTCGACGCAGGCACCGACGAATTTGCCGATGCGCTGGTGGTCATGCCGTCGAACTACAACGGCACAGTCACGGCGCGCTTCTACTGGACGGCGGCAAGCGGCAGCGGCGATGTCATCTGGGCCATCCAAGGCCGCGCCTTTGCCAACGACGATGCACTGGATACCGCCGCAGGCACAGCGCAGACAGTGACCGACACGCTCATTGCGGCCAACGATATGCACGTTTCGTCCGCGACTTCGGCCTGCACCATCGGGGGCACGCCCGCCGCCAACACGCCGATCCAGTTTAGCATTTACCGTGATGCCAACGCAGCAGGCGACACTCTCGCCGTGGACGCCCGCCTGCTGGGCGTGGAGATTATATTCAACTGACCATGAGGGCGCGGCATCGGCATTTTAATCCCAAGGACGCAGGAGCCGATCTGGTGCTGGATGCCCGCTACATCACTCAAAGCGACAACACCGCCGTCTCGTCGTGGGCGGATCGCAGCGGCAATTCCTACAGCGCCGACCAAGCGACAGGCGGCAACCAGCCGACATTTCGCACGGCGCAGCAGGGCGGCAACGGCGGGATAGACTTTGATGGGAGCACTGACAACTTAACTGGTTCTTACACGCCTGCGGGGGTTCCGCGAACCGTTCACATTGTTTTCAAGGCCGACACATCTTCCGAAGTGAACAACCTTTTCCAAGTGCCGCAGCGGAATGCTTCTTCTCTAACAAGCGGAAGCGGATGGATTGCTCGCTGGGGGCTTGATTCAGGTAGTTTTTTCATTGCTGGGGACATTACAACCACAAATCAAAATTTGTCAGTAACGCCAAGCAATGCAACGGACGCAATCATTGGGTCATGGAGTTCTGACTCCTCACGCAATGTTTCTTTTGTGAGGGATGGAACAAATTTGACCGTCACTGGCAACCCTCCAAACGCCGTTGCCACTAGCGGCGGCAACTATGTGGCGGGTTACCGCATTGGACAGTTTTTCAACAATGCAGGCAACTCATTTAGTCAATTTTGGGACGGCCTAATCTTCTCCGTTCATGTCTGGGGCGGCGAACAAATTGCCGCACCCATCCGCAAACGCTGCGAACACGCCTCGGCTTTCTCCTTCAAAATCGCCTGCAACTAACCGCTATGACCGCGCACCTCCGCTACGACAACCAGACCCGCACCGAAACCAACGAGACGGTCATCGCCACGCTCGTCCGCAAGGGCTGGGAAGTTTTTACGCCAGAGCCAGTGGTTGAAGTGCCGCCGACTTTCACCGCCGCCGAGTGGGTGGACGCGCAGGGCTTCGCGGGAAACCGCAGCACGACGATGTTGTATCTAAAATTGCAACTCGATGCGGCAGGCAAGTCCTCGCCGAAGTTGGCGGCAGTGCAGGCGTGGTTGGACGGGATGATTGTGGCGGGCGTTACGCAGCCAGAGGAGCGGCGGAGCGATTGGCCTGCGAGTCCTTGGTCGTTTGAGGAGGCCAGCGGGGAGGCTTTGGCAATTTTGGCAGCACCATGAGAACCGTCCAACTCCAGTCTATCTTGCTCCGCGCCTGGCAACGAGTCGGCAACGACGCCGGCAGCGGCACCAATCCGCTGGACAACATCCCGTCCGGCGCCAAGACCATGCTGGTGGCCGCCGCCAACGAAGCCATCGCGCAGTGCTGGGAGTGGAGTGATTGGCCGGAGCTTATGCGCACCGAGTCGCGCCAGGTGCAGGGCGATGCGACCAATGGCTATTATATTGACTACGCCCAGGCCGGCCAGACCGCCATGGGCGAAGTGTTCGCCGTCCTCCGCGACAACCCGAATACCCATGTCGCGCCCCGCGAGGTCGGCTACACGCTGCTCGGCGATGCCATCCGGTTTCCGCAGGGCACCGACCTGCCGACGACGGTTTACGTCCGCTACCGGCTGCGGCCCGACACCTACACTGCAAGCAATCTTTCCGCGACCGTTCCGTCGGTGTTGGCCAAGGCTGTCGGCTACATGCTGACGGCCTCGCTGCTGGAGGAGGACGGGCAGCTCGATAAATCCACGCTGATGGAGCAGAAGGCCGAAGCCGAGCTAATCAGCGAGCGCGACAAATATTATTTCCAGCAGGGCCAACCCAGCATGTGGACGGCCCGCGTCAACCAATACTAACAAACTACTAAAACATATGGGCTTCCCTAATTCACGCATCACGAACCGCACGTCCGGCAGCCAATTCATCGGCGACACCAACACCGTCACCGCTGACATCGTCTCCATCGACGTGATGACCGACACCAAGTTCCACACGCTGACCGGCAACCTTACTGGCGCCGCGAACGCCACCGAGGCCAGCGCCGCGCTCATCAAGGCCGGCACGACAATCGACGGTCTGTTCAGCGCCATTAAGCTGCACAGCGGGACCGTCATCGCCTACAAAAAGTAAATGAAGTGAAGGAGCGGACGATGAGCTTGCAGTATTTTCATCACAACTTCACGACCACCGAAAAGGGCGTGATAGGCACGGCGACCAGCATCGGCTCATCGGTCTTCTCAATGCTCCCTCACCTAGAAACAACCCTGCGTGTGGCTGGTCTCATCATCGGTATTTGTGTCGGCGTGGCGACACTCATCTCAGTCATCCACGACATCCAAAAGAAACGGAAGGAAATGAAATGAGAAACTGGAAAACAAACGTAATCGGCGCCCTGACCATCCTCATCGCCTTGGCAACGGGGACGAAAGAATACCTCGCCACCGACAGCCTGCCGGACCTCGGTCTGATCGTGGCCTCGGTGCTTGCTGGCTGGGGTTTGATTAACGCCAAGGACAATAACGCCCGACTCTAATGCGGTGCCGCCCCCTGTTCGCCTTCATGCTGGCCATCGCACTCGTTGCTGGTGGCTGCGTGACCATCCCTCTTCCGCCGGTGGACGGCGAGAAGACGCAGGCCGGCGACTGGGGAAGCATCAAGGTGATGATCACCTACGTCCCGAACGTAAGCGAGCTGATCAGCGATTTCAAAGAATGGAGAAAACCAACCGAATGAAAACCTTTATTGAAAAACAACTTGTCCGCCTGCTGCTTAGTCGCGGCGGGCCGATCCTGCAAAAGCTCGTCACCGGAGCCGCCGCTGCTGCGATTACCTACATCGCCCGCCAGACCGGCCTCGACATCGCCGCCCTCGGTGTGAACGAGGTGGTGGTCGCCGGCATCGTGTGGGGCATCCTTGACATTGCCGTCACAAAGCTCCCCGCGAACATCCTCAAGGACTACGGCAAGCAGATCCAGTCATTGCTTAACACGCACGGCCGTGGCCAGCACCTCAAGTTGGACGGCTATGTCGGCCCCGTGACCGTGGAGGCTGCTGCCGCTGAATTGGCCAGCCGGAATTAGCATCGTTGATAACCCAAGCAAGTGATCCCGAAAAACCGACCACAGCAGAAACGCGCAGACACCGAGCGGCAACTGAAGTCCGCCGGTGTCAGTGATCCGGTCTGTCTGGTCGGCATCAGGGGCTACTACCGCGATTCGATGGGCGCGAAGGGCAAGAATGACGTGGGCTTATTTGATGACGCCATCATTTTGATCTCCCCGAACGCTCACGTTGCATGGAACGCCAACGTGGACCCAACGCGGCTTGGGTGGAACCCGAAGGCCCG